GTTCAAACTTCTGTGTTTCAGCAAGCTGCCCCGCCAATATTCCTCGCGCGGCAGTCATGCCGGCTATACTTGCCTGCTGTCTGTCATAAGCAGCCTGTGCCTTTGATTGCGCTGCGAGCTGGGCGTTATACTTTTCTCTCAGCCCCTCGCCGGCCTGCTGCATGCTCAAGAAGCTTTCCGTATTTCCCTGACCGCTGCGTTTCATCCTTATGAGAGCAGCATCTATCATTTCCAGCTCTTTTTCCGTAGCAGCTGCCGCCGCTTGCGCATTCTTTAGATCATCCGCCAGCTTTGTATCGCCTTGTGCCTCGTGAATCTTCTGGTCTATCTTGCTGATTTCGCTCGCGGTTGCCTGGGCATCTTTGCGTAACTCGTTCAGGT